AGTCGAATTTAAAAAACTATTAATTATGGCTTACGAATTAAGTACACGCTCAAAAGACAGATTAAAAGGTGTGCTACCAATTATGGTAGCTGCCTTTGATGCTGCAATCAAACACCCAGAATGTCCATTTGATTTTGGGATTCCACAAGATGGTGGATTAAGAACAATCGAAGATCAAAAAAGATTGTTTGCTCAAGGTAGAACTGTTGGAAGAAAAGTTCTTCCTATTGTAACAAACGCTGATGGTGTGGTAAATAAATCAAACCATCAAAAAAAGCGCACTGGTTTTGGCCATGCTATTGATATTTATATTTTCAATCATGAGACTAAATCAGCAGAGTGGGACAAAGCTAAGTTAACAGCAGTCGCAAGACACATTCAAAAAATAGCATTAGAAGTATTCAAATTAAAAGTTGAATGGGCTGGTGATTGGAGAAATTTTAAAGAATTACCACATTTTCAAGTAACAGAGTTACCTGAAAACTGGCAAGAGTTTAAAGAGGTTGCAGCGACTACGCCAAAACCAAAAGTTACTCAAAAAAAACCAGTAACTAATGCCAAATAAAAAACTACATACGTCACTGGAATCAATTCGACTTGCGTTGTGTGCTATTGGAGGAGTACTTATTTCCCAAGGACACTACATAGAAGAGATTACACACAGTATTGCAGGTGTAGTAATGATCACATGTGCTTTTGTATGGCATCATTACCTTAAAACAAATATATAATCAAAAAAATTATACATTTATTTTATTATACCCCAAGGATTTTTATCTTTGGGGTATATTTATTTTAAAGAGCATGGAAATTTTACGAGAATTAGAAAAATTTAATCACATTACCTATTATGACGAACCTCATATTTATACTATTGATGGCGTTAAGCAAACATCTGTCACCACTCTCCTTGGAAAGTACAAAACCAAATTTGATGCAGACTTTTGGGCCGGCAAAAAAGCATCGGAAAGGGGTATATCTAAAGCAGAGGTACTGGCGGAATGGGAGATCATCAATAAAGTCGCAACAACTAAGGGCTCGATTATCCACAACTACATTGAAAACCTCCTTGCAAGAAAAGTCTTCCCATACCCAAGCAGTCTTGTTATTGAAACAGTCGGAAAAGATCATGAATTGTTGGTTCAGGAAAAAGTAAGAAAGACTACAGTACTTGCAGATAAATTTATCAATGATATTCGTGGAAAATTAATCCCAATTAAATCCGAGTTAGTAGTTGGTGAGGCTGCACTGGGTATTTGTGGGATGATTGACCAAATTTTCTGGAACGAAAAAGCACAAGAGTTCCAAATATGGGACTGGAAAACCAATAAAAAACTAAATATGTACAGTCCATTTAAAAATAAAATGTGTAATGGCCTGGCACACCTGGATGAATGCGAATACAATACGTACTCGCTGCAACTTTCCATCTATAAACAACTCATTGAACGAAACACAGGAATTAAAATCGGTTCCCTGTACATTGTGTGGTTTTTTGAAGACAATCCAGACTATAAAATCATCCAATGCAAAGACATGGAGTTCGAAAGTAATTTTATTTTTGACGATTATGTATTAATGTCAGAATAATGTGTATATTTGAAAACCGATTGAACGAAGCGGAAATGGGAATACTGGAATTCCAGAGCAATCTGATTAAATTTTGATTTAACTGCCAAGGCAAATCCGAAAATTTATTTCTTCCTTTCTTTTCTCTAATCTATTCTGTTTTTCATTCGGAACTTGAAACCCCAGGAGTAATCTTGGGGTTTTTTGTTATAAGTAATTTTTTTATATATTTGTACAACAGAATAAACATTATATAAGAAAAGAAATTATGCATAATTTTCCAATAAAGACATTGAATGTAAAAGACTACGCCCACAAGTGGCTTAGTGCTCTCAGTGGATTTCTTCCATTGACCATAAAAGAACTGGATGTTCTATCTGATTTTTTAGCATTATACATTGAAACAAAAGACACAGATCTTTTTCAAACTAAAAATAGAACGGTTGTTAAAAAACGATTGAACATGACTACGCAAAGTTTGAACAATTATATTGCATCATTAAAAGCAAAACGTGCTATCTTTATTGTTAATACTGACGATGGGGTTACATCCTCTGGACTTGCTTCCGTGTTAATTCCAGAACATGACCACAATGTCATTGTAGCAATAAATATTAGTCGCGATGAAAAGTAAGGTAACTAAAAAAATACTGCAAGAAATTGCATTCGAAACTGGGGTATCGATTCATGAAGTAGAATTGATTGTCAAAAGTCAATTTAAAATCATTCCCAAAATAATGGCTACAACAAAAGAAAGTGTTCGATTACCATTATTTGGAGTCTTTGGAGTAAAACCAGGAAGAGAAGAAAAACTAACAAAAAGCACAGAACCATATCGTAATAAAGATGGGGTTGTGGTTTCCAAACACATGGAAAAGCGTAAAAAAAGATACAATGGGACTATTTAGTTTAAAAGAAGACAAAGTAATTATTGATCCAAACACCTTGGTTATACCAGAATTTTTACAAATCTGGAAATCAGATAAAAGTACAGGAAAAACAGATGCACAGAAAATACTATCTTATATTTATTTTTATTGTGATTTTGCATCACCATATGCAATTTATCCACTACACCAGCGAAAAGCAATGTTGTTAACAGATTTTCTAAAAGGAAATGAAAAACTGATCTCAAACAGCGTAGTCGACAACGCAATTAGAAAATACAAGTCATTTAATGACACGCCATCAATGCGATTATTAGAGTCTGCACAGATTGCCTGCGATAAATTAGCAGATTATTTTGAAACTTTAGATTTTAAAGAACTGGATGATACAGGAAGACCTGTTTATTTAGCAAAAGATGTAGCAGCTAATTTAAAAGCAGTAGGTGGAATTATCGAGTCTTTAAATAAAACTACCGAACAAGTAAAAAAAGAAGTTACTGCTTCTGTAAAAGTTAGAGGAGGAGGAGAAATTGGAGAATACGAAAGATAGTCATGAACAAATTTGAATCAAACTTACATTTTGTTAATACACATTTATTCGAAGAGGAAGCCAGAAAGTTTCTTAAAACTGGTAGTTATACGACAGCACCCAAGGGAACCTTTGCGTATCGTCAGTATTGGGACGAGCAAACGCTACGTTGTAAAAATGGGTATACAGTTGGAGGTGTATGGATTACAGGTGAACATTATTTCTATTTAAACTTTTCTCAGATAAAAGCAACGGTAGATGTTAGTGGTATCAGACGTACTCGATTAACATTTCCCAGGTTTTTGGACATGGACTACCACTTTTTTCAGGAAAAAGAAATAGCCAGAAAATCAAACCAAGGATTAATTGTTGCAAAATCGCGTCGTAAAGGATTCTCGTATAAAAATGCTGGACTCTGTGCTTATAATTTTGTGTTCCATAGAGACTCTACCAGTATCATTGGTGCTTACTTGGATGAATATTCCCAAGCAACCATGAATATGGCGTTAGATGTACTGAATTTCATAAATAAACATACAGCCTGGACTAAACGTAGAAATCCTGATAAGATGGACCATGTAAAAGCCAGATTCAAAGAATACATTGAAGGAGCAGAAGTTTGGTCAGGATATAACTCAGAAGTTTTTACGTTGACGTTTAAAGATAACTTCTCCGCAGCGATTGGTAAAAAAGCAGAACTATTCTTATTTGAAGAAGCAGGGAAGTGGCCAAATCTTGTACAATCGTATATGATTACAGCACCGTGTTTTAGAGATGGAACAGAGATGATTGGTATGCCAATTATCTTTGGAACTGGGGGAGATATGGATGGAGGCTCTAACGATTTTGCAGAAATCTTCTATAATCCTGAAAAATACTGGCTGCGTCCATACATTAATGAATGGGATCAAGGAGCAGAAAATACAGCGTGTGGTTTATTTATTGACGATATGTGGTATAAACCAGGTAAAGTCCATATTAAAAAAGAAGAAGTAAGTGCTCAAACTAAATTTCCAAAACTTACAAATCACTTTCTAAAAACAGGATTGGATGAAGACACCTTTGATATGGTGGATAAAGATGGAAATTCAAACCGAGAGGCTTCGGAAATTTGGTTAGATAGAGAACGTGAGATGATGAAAACCAGTGACTCGCGTACTACATGGGAAAAATATATCACTCAGTTTCCAAAATCACCAGAAGAAGCCTTCTTACAGGTAGCAGGAAATATCTTTCCGACTATCGAATTGCAAAACCAACTTGCAATGGTAGAGACCAAAAATAGAAATGTACCATTAGGACAAACTGGAACTTTTTATTGGGAAAATGAAAAAGTAAAATGGATGATCGATCCGTCATTACGACCAATTACAAAATTTCCAATTAAAGATACCGATGCTAAGGAAGGTTGTGTCATCATTTGGGAACATCCATATCGCGATGCTCAAGGGAATACTCCATACGGTTTGTATGTGGCAGGAACTGACCCCTATGACCAAGATACTTCAACCACAACTTCCTTAGGATCAACGTTTATCTACAAAACTTTTCAAACTTTTGATAATACTTATAATATCATTGTAGCCGAATATACAGGTCGTCCTGAGACTGCTAAGGAATATTATGAGACAATTAGGCAACTTTTGGTTTATTATAGTGCACAAACACTTTATGAAAATAACCTCCGTGGTTTAAAAATATATTTTGAGCAGAAAAAATGTTTGCATTTGCTAAAACAACAGCCAACTATTTTAAAAGATATTGTTCCTAATTCTAAAACTCAGCGCGGATATGGAATCCACATGAGTGACCCAATTAAAGTACAAGGAGAAATTTATTTACGAGATTGGTTATTAGAAGAGAGAGGCGACGACGCTTCAGGAGAAGTTTTGAAAAACTTAAATTACATTTACTCAATTCCTTTGTTGCAGGAGTTAATTTCTTACAATAAAAAAGGAAACTTCGATAGGGCTATTGCATTCATGTTGTGCATGTTTCATTCTCAAGAAAATCACAGAGTAACAGTGCAAGAAAGCGGTGCAAATAAGCTATTATCAGGAAGTAATTTTTTTAACAGGCAGTTATTTAGAAAACCCAATAGATAATTACAAATTACTTATATTTGTATTTCAATCGCTTGGAAAGTAATAAAAAATTTATATGGACGGTTTAAGTAATAATTATATCCCTCGTCAAAAACTTGAAAAAAGTAAAAAGACAAAAGAATGGGGACAACAGGTTATCGATTCCCTTGAGGGATATATGTATAGTGATAATCAAAGTGGACGTACTTCCGGTATGCGTAAGCAAATTAATTACGAACTATATAATGGTAAGTTAGATCCAGCTGATTTTGAATACGTAACAAATCCGTATGGTGTAAAAAAGAATGAGTTTCCTGCAAACCTCCAGCACTACGATATTATGTCTCCAAAATTAAATTTGTTAATTGGGGAAGAAATAAAACGTCCATTAAATTTTAGAGCAGTTACTACTAATTCTGATGCGATTACAGAAATAGAAGAAGAGAAAAAAGCAATGATTGATGCAGAGTTGCAAAAATTATTTGAGCAAGTAATGCAAGGAGGAGTTCCTGGTGAACAAGGTCCACCACAACCACCAGAAGAGTTAGAAAAATTCTTAAAGTTTGAGTATCAAGATATTAGAGAAAAAACAGCCCATGATATTTTAAAATATTTGGAAGAAAAAGAGAGACTTCTTTTTAAATTCAACGATGGTTTTAAAGATGCTCTAATTGGAGGAGAAGAAATTTATTGGGTAGGTGTTGTAAATGGTCAGCCGGTGGTACGTGTTGCAAATCCATGTGACATTACAGTAATTAATGATCCTGATAGTGCTTACATTGAAGATGCTCAAGCAGTAATTGAAGAGCGTTTTGTAAATATTGGAACTGTAATCGATGAGTTTTATTCTGATTTAACGCCTCAAGAAATAGATCAGTTAGAACAACTTGGAGGATTTGGTTCTGGAAACGGACAACAAAAAGATTTTATGTACCATGCTTCTCAAATTCGTATACAAGGCGATGAAGCGTACAAAAGAACACACGGTCAAAGAACGTATGTAGATGGTCAAGGAAATATTCGCATAGTTCGAATTGAATGGAAATCTATGAAGAAAATAGGATTCCTTCAAACATTGGAAGCAGGAGAAGAAGAATGGGACGAAGATTTAGTAGATGAAGGATACAAAATCCCAAGTGGTGCTACCAAAGATAAAGATGGATTTTATAATTGGACAGATGCTTTGACAGATGCAGCAATGCGTTTGAAATGGGATTGGGTAAATGAATACTGGGAAGGAACAAAAATAGGCGAGGACATTTATGTAAATATCAAAGCAAAACCTAATCAGCGTAGAAGCCTCGATAATCCAGCTATTTGCAAATGTGGCTATGTGGGTTATTTATACAATGCAAGAAATGCAGAAAGTGTTTCTATGATTGATCGAATGAAACCATTCCAATATTTGTACAACATCTTAATGTATCGTACAGAGTTAGCGTTTGCTAAATCAAAAGGAAAAGCAGCAATTATGGACATTGCTCAGATTCCTCGTTCTGAAGGATGGGATATTGATTCCTGGATGTATTATTTAGAAGCAATGGGTATCATGTTTATTAATTCGCACGAAGAAGGTAAACAAGGACAAACAACTAACTTCAATCAATTTACATCACTTGATTTAACAATGGGAGATTACATCAACCAAAACATTTCGATGTTAAATCAAATCAAAGCAGAATTAGAAGAATTAACAGGTGTGTCACGTCAACGTATGGGACAAATCTCTTCTTCTGAGTTAGTTGGAAATACAGAACGTGCAGTATCACAATCAAGTCATATTACAGAATACTGGTTTGCACACCATGATGAAGTAAAACGTCGCGTGTACGAAGCGTTATTAGATGTTGCTAAGATTGCTTGGAAAGGTGGTAAAAAGATGCAATACGTACTTGGAGATATGTCTCGTGTATTTATTGATTTAGAAGATAACCCATTCCCTGATACTGAGTATGGAATCTTTATTACTAATGGTTCAAAAGATATTAAAACACTTGAAACATTACGTATGGCCGCACAACAATCTATGCAATCTGGTAATTTACATATTAATGAATTTGCTAAGTTACTTTCTTCTGATTCAGTTGCTGAGATTACTCGTACATTAGAGTTCTCACAAGAAAGAACAGAAAAACAACAACAAGCACAAATGCAACAAGAACAAGAAAATCAAAAAGAGTTACAACAAATGCAACAACAAATCCAGTTGGAAATACAAACTCGTGAAGATGCTCGGGTTCAAGCAAATAATGCTACAAAAATTGAAGTTGCTCATATTCAAGCAAATGCAAAATTAATGGACACTGACTTAAATAATAATGGTGTTCGAGATGAAATCGATCGTGAAAAATTCATGAGACAAGCAGATTTAGAAACTCAAAAATTAGCAGATGCACGTGAGGCAAAACAAAGAGAATTAGCACTAAAAGAACGTGATTTAGAATTAAAAAGAGAGGCGTTAAATAAACGAAATACAGGTAAATAACACTTATTGCTATGTAATGCATAAAACTCTTTTTTGAATGTATAATTATTTTAATTA